AACAAAACGCTTCAAATCGTCGCCCGGTAGGTTTACGACCTGCCGGGCGATTTTTTGTAATAAGAAAACCCCCAGCTATGCCGGGGGTTCAAAAAAGCTTATAGCGATGGGTCTTGAAAAAAGAACTCCTTTTGATTATAATAAGATTGCGGCTACCAACTGCAAAAATAATCAAAAGGAGTTCATCACAAAGTGAATGACATACATAGTTTATCACATTTGAAGTGGAATTGCAAGTACCACATTGTATTTGCCCCCAAATATCGTAGGAAAGTGTTCTACGAAACAAAGCGATTGGAGATTGGTCAAATCTTAAGACAATTGTGTAATTGGTACGGAGCAAACCTGTTGGAAGCAGAAGCGTGTCCGGATCATATTCACATTTTGGTAGAGATACCGCCAAAGCATTCCGTATCTTCCTTTATGGGATATCTGAAGGGAAAGAGTAGTATTATGATCTACAACAAGTGGGGGAATATGAAGTACAAATACCGGAATCGAGCATTTTGGTGCAGAGGGTATTATGTAGATACGGTCGGCAAGAACACAAAGGCAATCGCAGCGTACATCCAACATCAGTTGGAGGAAGACAGAATGGCAGGACAAATGACGTTAGAGGAAGGAAACCCGTTTAACGGGTAAGCAGTAACAATTACGCAGTAGAACGTAGCCGCATGCGTCCGTGTTGTTACGCCTTTCAAGGCGTGGCTTGTATTCTGAACCCCTATGAAATAATTATAGAATTTTAATGGAAGCAACGAGAATAGAATTTTTTTATCGTAACTATGTTTAACCTATCAACGTATCAACTTCGTAACCAAGTTAAATCGATTAAATAAAAAATCGAAAAAATCACGCAATTTCGGACTTTTCCCATTTTGAAAGGTTGCAAATAAGTGGTTATACTACTGCACGCCCGCCTCCACCATATTGTTTCAAATGCGAACAACTTTACTTTGTGAATCAGTCATTGGTAATCGTGTTCCATTTCAAGAAATGAAGAACCGCCCTTGCCGGATGTGTTATCTGGTGAGGGCGGTTTTATTATCAATACAAAAAATCAGCCGTTTCCTGAGATGATCAACTTCAGGGAACGGCTTTTTTCACAATTAGTAGGTTGGGAAAATAAAAAAATTTTCATCTGGTACATCCAGATGGAATAAATTGATTATAGCATATTTTTTCATGATTTGTCAATAAAATTGCTTGTCGAATTTTGTCGATACCAAAAAACATCTTGTTCAAATTGAAAGCCTTCACCAAAAATAGACAGAAAATATTTCAAAAGCCATTGAATTTTGAGATAGAATCTGGTATAATACTCGTATCACTTTCAAAATAACGGTTTTCTGAAAGGGGAACAACTATGATAAAGAAATCATTATACAAAGTTTTTTATGCTGCTACACCGCAAGAATTTCAGACGGAATATCAAAGCCGCTTTGAAAATGAAGATACGATTCATCTCAATCTGACGATTGGAGGATATCCAGCCTTTATTTGTCAGATACCGGAATTGTATCAACGCATGCTATCCATCGAACGAACCAATCATAAAGTTGATGCTCTTTGTCATGCTCTTCCAGAAATTGCTTTGGAGCAGTTTCAGGAACGTTGCTTAATTGATGAAATTGTACTGACCAATCACATTGAAGGCGTACACAGCACCCGAAAGGAAATCAGCGAAATTTTACAGGATTTATCAAAGGAACATAAGCGAGAGCGATTTGTTGGACTGGTTCAGAAATATGTAGTGCTCATAAAAGAAGAACGCATTCCAATGGAAACGGCACAAGATATCCGAAAAATTTATGATGATATTTTTTATGAAGAAATCAAGGCAAGTGACCCAGAGGATTTACCGGATGGGGAAATCTTCCGCAAAAGTGCAGTTAGCGTTTATTCTGCAGCAGGGAAAGAGATTCATAATGGTGTTTCTCCGGAAGAAAAAATCATCTCAATGATGAATCAGTCTTTGCAGTTCCTGAATGATGAAAGCTATGAGTATTTGATAAGAATTGCAGTTTTTCATTATTTGTTCGGTTATATTCACCCGTTTTATGATGGAAACGGACGGACAAGCCGACTGATCAGCAGCTATCTGTTATCACAACGGCTGAACAATTTGATTGGATACCGCATTTCCTATACGATTAAAGAGCATATTACAAAGTATTATGAAGCTTTTAAGGTCTGCAATCATGTTAATAATCGAGGGGATTTAACACCATTTGTGATGATGTTCTTAGACATTGTGGACATTTCTATGAAACAGCTCGGTGCATCGCTTCAGGAAAAATTGCAGAAACTGCATCATTATGTATCACAAATCCCGCAGTTCCCAAATGCAGAACAGGGAGGAATGAGCGAGTTATACAGCCTTCTGATTCAAGCGGCTTTGTTCTCCAACATTGGGATTTCTCAAAAAGAATTGGAACAGCATTTTAATGCCTCATATAATACCGTTCATGTGAGATTGCAGAAAATACCGAAATCTTACCTGTTGGTCAATCGACAGGGGAAACGGCAGTTTTATTTACTCAATCTCTCTGAGGTAGACAAAAATAGATAAAAAGAGAAGCAGATAGGGAAGTGTGAAATGCTCCCATCTGCTTTTTCTATTTGTTTATTTCATCAATTTTTCGTCTATGTTTGCCACGTGCTTCAGAATCTGCTGCAGCGTGGATTCTTCGGTGTCTGGTTCGGGTGTTGGCTCTGGTTCTGGCTCGGTCGGCTGCGTTGTTTTCGTGAATCCGTTTAATCCGGCAGCCTTAATAATGGACGGGTAATCGGTGTAACAGTAATCCATATCACATTCCCCAACGATGCCAGAAATACTTTTCTGTCCAATAATATCATGCTCTGTGCTGCCGGCTACATTATATTGCCAAATGCCGTATGGATTTTGATACGTGCATTTACTTGCATACTGGGCACACCAGACCGTATAGCGGCTTTTGATGCTATCTGAAAGGTAATTATCTAAGTAATACGTGCTGCAATACAGTCCGGCAAAATATCCAGCCTGTTCCAGCGTGTTCAAAAATGCATCTACTATTGCAGAGCAAGCAGCTTTGCCTAATGCAAATTGTTTTTCGTTCTCCAAATCCATATAAACCGGATACTCAAACGATTTACCTTTAATGGTCTGCAAAAATACCTGAGCCTCACGTTTTGCCTCGTCTGCCGACATTGCGTAACTAAACCAGTATGCACCGCAGGGGATACTCAGACGCTTACAAGCGGCATAGTTACGGTTAAATTGTGTATCAACTTGGTTTGCCTCTTTGCCGTAGCCTGCCCGTAAAATCGCAAAGTCAACCAGTCCGGATGCCTTTGCAGCGTCCCAGTCAACCTCGTTTTGACAGTATGACACATCAATCCCTTTTAAAACGCTTGTTGTTTCGGTGGTCTTTTTGATGCCAAAATACTTATAAAAATCCTCTGTAACAGTACCATTGCCTTTGACCTCGTCGCCTAACCAGCGGTATCCTGTCCGCACGTCCAAATGCGTGTACTGGTAAGATGTCGTGATGTTAGCAATACCGCCAAAGCCCAAATCCTGAGCTTTACAGCACACCGTCTTGCTGCTGATGGGCTGCCCGTCCTGCCCGTAACAGCAGACATCCGCTGCAGTGCCTTTGGTATGCTGACCGCTGCTCGTACCGCCTACAGCTTTATCGTGTTCCGGGCAACGGTAGCCGCTTGTCACAATGATTTTGCTACAGTTTAGGGTGCTATAAAGCTGCTCCAGCTTGTCGACCAATTCAGATGCAAGTAGTGTTTCATGAGATTTACCACAACTACACCGGAATTCACGTGCATTGAAATGTGGGGAAAGCTGGGTACTATCGTTATAATCATAATGATTGACTTGCACAATATCATCCTTTCACAAAAAATATTTTTAGAAAAATTTGAAAAAACACTTAACAAGCACATTAAAATGTGCTATAATAATCTTACAGAAGGGGGGTGATTAAATTGAACGACAAAATAAAAGAGCTTATCAAGATTGTCGGAAATCTCAATAAGCTCATGTTAAAAGTAATTGAACTGGCGGGAACAATTACTTTACTGGTTTTGGCGGTTAAGAGCATTTTTGATGTGCTTTAAAAACCGCTGCGGTGGAGAAATCCACCGCCCCTTCGGGGGCTACCATTAGTATACCACAATTTTTTAAGGGGGTCAATACCATGTTAGAGCTTTTGAAAAATCTTTTCAAACTTTCCTTGCAATGTGCAATTTTTCTGGTTTTGATTGCAACTTTGATTCTCGGCACAATGGGTGCTTTGAAAATGATTTTCTGAGGTGACTGTATGAGAGTTCGTGAAATTCGTACAAAGGAGCATTTGAGTATTCCACAGCTTGTGGAACTTACTGGCATCTCGAGACGTACGTTGCAGGAAATCGAAAAAAGAGGGGATTGTCTGGTATCCAATGCAATAAAAATAGCGGATGCCCTTGGTGTCACGCTGGATGAACTTTGCAGAGATAACCCAGAACAGACCGAAACCGAATAACCCGATGCCGTCCGGCAGCTTTTACGCTGTTGGGCGGTTTTTTTCTTTAATCTGCTTTTGGTAATCCAGTTTACATCCTATATAAATTGTTATAATCATAATGATTAACTGATATAGTATCATTCTTTCACAAAAAATATTTTTAGAAAAATTTGAAAAAACACTTGACAACCACTAATTTTTGTGGTATAATAAAATCATGGAAAGGGGGTGAAGCCAATGAGCAAAAAGAAAAAAAGAAGACCGAAAAGAGCGGCGTTCAATCAAAAAGATTTGTAAAAAATCTTGATGCTTACAGCTCTAATCAATCTTCTGAATGCGATTACCACCTTAGTCAATAAGATTTGGGACATCTTGCACTAAGAAAAATCGCTTGTAACAACGGGCAACGGATGGGCAGCAGCTCATCCGACCCTACTATTATTCTAAAACAATTTTTGCTCATTGTCAAGATGTTAGATGCCATTCAGATTCTGCTTTCTCTTGCAAGTATCTTTTTATCCATCTATGCAATTATTTTAATCAGACGTATGAAATGAGGTGCTGAAATGAATCTGAAAAAGATTCGCATGGAAAAAGGGTTAACAGTTCAGCAACTTGCAGATCTTGCAGGGCTTCCAAAACGAACCATAGAGGAAACAGTCAGACGGGATACTTGTTCCGTCCGAACTGCTATCAAACTCGCCGATGCCCTCGGTGTCACGCTGGATGAACTTTGCAGAGATAACCCAGAGCAGACCGAAGCTGAATAACCCGATGCCGTCCGGCAGCTTAACCGCTGCTGGGCGGTTTTCTTTATTCGACTTCTGGTAATCCAGCGACGCTGGTCAAAACAGATAACACCCCAGCCAACAGAGCCGCACTGCCCACGGCAATCCAATTGACGTCCTGCATCACGGCAGCTACGCCAATCGTTGCTACAGCGGTCTGTGCCATGGTTTTGGCTGCTCTGACTGTCGCAGCCTTTGCCCAAAGTTTCCAGTTTCTCATGTTATGCTCCTTTCTCGGTCGGCAATGCCATGAACTCCTCGTGCAAGTGTGTCATCACACCATTGCCGCCCAGTTCGTGGTACTGCCGATACATATTCTCGTAGTTTTCCTTTGCGTAGAAGGGTGCAAACCCTGCATCAATGTACTTGTTATAGCAGTGCAACATCCGGTCACGGAGCAGGGCTTGCACACCGTATTCCAAAGCCTTTTGTCTGGCATCCTGCTTTTGCATGCGGTTTAAAATCGACCTTGTACCGATGCCAAGAATGCCCGTTGCAGACAATACAGAAATCGCAATGGTGATAATCTCTCGAATCACACAGCTTCCTCCGTTTCTTTCACATCATTCGTTTCTTTCTCTTCTTTCACATCATAATCACCAGAAAGCAAAACGAGCATCTCCGGTGTCAAGTCGCCGGATGCGAAAATTTGATACTGTCCATTTTCCAGCTGCACCGCCTGAATTTTTGCGTTACCCCAGCCTGTTCTTTGGATGGCTTTTCCTGCTTTCAGCTGTTCCATTGCCTCAATAATATTCATTGTGTTTCCTCCTTTACAAAATTGTAATTGACTGAATCAGCGGATGGCTGTTATTGCTCCGTCCGACCCACACCAAATAATAAGTGCCAGCCGTTACGCCCTCGCAGGGTGTCAGCGTTGTGATATAGTCCGCACTATAGAGCCACTGCAAGGGCAAATCTGTATAACTGCCCTCTGTCTGTGCCTTTGTGAGGATGTCCGCAGCTGTGCCGGTGTCAGACTGTACCAAGCGTAAAATGCCAACCTCGGTACTGCCAGCAAGGAAACGGATTGCAATTTGCGTGGATGCTGTCACGCTGATCGGCAGCGTGCAACAGGTATAGCAGCTATAATCCCATCCAAAAACGGTTGTTCCATAGTTCAGAGCGTAGTTGTTCTTCGCACTGCAAAAATCTGCATGCAGGGCGGTAAAGTCCGCCACGCTATAAATCGTATCATTGTAAAGCAAAGATACAGTATCCCGATGTGTTGCATCATATAACACGGTTGTGGTCGGAGGTTCGCCACCGGAAATATCCAAAACTTTCGGCACAAGGGTATTAAATTTTTCTGTGGCGGTTGCCAGCACGCCTTTTGTGGTCAGATTTGCTGCAAGCTGCTGCCGCAGTTGGTTTAGTTTTGTCAGCTGCTCTGTAATTGTCACCGCCATGTTACACCTCCACCATACTTGCACCTCTATTTTGATACAATTTAGAGGTGCTTTTTTATGTCCAAAAGCCAGCGAAACAGCGTGGATTTCAAAAAATAATCGTTCTTTGGAACGTGTTCAAAAGCAAAAAAACCGGCTCAGATTTTCCTCTGAACCGGTTTTCTGTTTGCGTAAACGTTTTTTTGTGGGCAAAAATGCACCCAAAATTTTTTGAAATGCACCCGTTTTGCAATTGGTGCTATTTTTATATCCAAATCATATTGACAAACAGCCAGGAACGTGCTATAATAACATCATTATCGATAATAGCATTATTAATATACAGGGAGGTGAAGACATGGCCAATAAAGATCATTCGCTGGATGAGGGGATTATTCAGGCAGCCTATTCTGAGTTCCTTTCCTGCGGTTTTCAGAAAGCCTCTTTACACAAGATTGCCGAAAAAGCTGGCGTCACAACGGGAGCGATTTATACAAGATACAAGAACAAAGATGCATTGTTCGTCAGTTTGCTCCAGAATTTTTTTGAAACGATGCGGATTCTCTTTGCACCTGTTGCTGACGAATACGAAAAAGCAAAGCACAGTGCAAATCCGAAAGATATTCTCCGCACAATAAATGCAGAGGAAAGCATTTATTTTCAATTGCTGACAGAGTACTATGACGATTGTACGCTATTTTTCAGCCGCAGCGACGGAAGTTCTGTCGAAAGGATGCTGAAAGAACTTATGGATTGCAAAGCAAAGCAGACGGTCGAATTTTTCTCCGAAATTTATGGCAAAGTGCCGAATGAGGAAGCGATTCGTTTACTGATGGGGTCGCAATTCTGGTATTTCAGACAGTTGCTGAACGAACGCCTCAATAAAGATGAAATGTTTACCTGCCTCCGCACAATTCTCGATTTTTTCAATGCCGGATGGCAGCAGTTGTGCGACACGCTGAAATAAATGACCAAAAGCTTCGGGCGGTTTTTCCTCCGCCCGTTTCTTACAACAAACGGGTAGTCTAAACTAACTAAAAGAAAAGAGATCATAATGATAGATTTTGAACTTGCATTTCAATACGCAGATGAAAAATCTCCAGTGCTTCGGCAGATTACCGGAAACATTCCGAAGGGGCGCTGCGTCGTACTCTGCGGCAGCAGCGGGTGCGGAAAATCCACACTTCTGCGGTGCATAAATGGATTGATTCCGCAATTTTATGAAGGAGAACGAACAGGCTTCTGCCAGCTGAACGGACAGGACACCGCCGGAATGAGCATCGGAGAGATCGGCGAATTGGCCGCCTCAGTCTTTCAGGATCCGCGGAGTCAGTTTTTTACTGTGAACAGTTCAAATGAAGTGGCATTTGGACTTGAAAACTACGGTTTGCCGCAAGAAAAAATACGAAACAGAGTAGACGAAGCGTTCCGGATATTTCATCTTGAACGGCTGAAGGACAGAAATGTTTATGAACTGTCCAGCGGTGAGCGGCAGCTGATCTCCATCCTCTCGGCTTGGGCGATGGATACGGAAATTTTTCTTCTTGACGAGCCCACAGCAAACCTTGACTTTGTGGCAACGCAGCAATTAAAGAGCATTTTGCTTGCACTGAAAAGACAGGGCAAAACCCTACTGCTCAGTGAGCACAGGCTGTATTATCTCGCCGGCATTGCCGATGAATACTGGGTGATGAAAAACGGTGAGATCCAGGGAAAATATCCTGCTGAAGAGGCGAGAAAGTTTTCGCCGGAGCAGCGGCAGATGCTTTCTCTGCGTACCCTTGATCTTGCGGAGATTTCTGTGCCGGAGAAGCCGCAGCTGCAGAAAGCAGTACCGGAAGTACTTTGTGTTTCGGATATCTGCTATACATACAAAAGAAAATTAAATAGCACACTTTCCAATATCAGTTTTTCCGTCCAGATGCATGAGATCATAGGGCTTGTGGGGGCAAACGGCTGTGGCAAAACCACGCTCGGCAAGCTGATTGCAGGACTCTATCGCCCCTCCGGCGGCAGAATCACACTTTTTGGAAAGCTGCAAAATCCAAAAAGGCTGCAAAAGCAGGTGTTGTTTATTATGCAGGAGGCAGAATTTCAATTCTTCACAAACTCCGTTCTGCACGAGCTGCAATATGGGCATAGCGTTACTCCGGAATTTGAAAAGAGAACAGAAGCACTTCTCAAAAGCATGGATATGTGGGACTGCCGTGACTGTCACCCCTTTTCACTTTCCGGTGGACAGATGCAGCGGCTGACGCTGATGATGGCATATCTCTCCGACAAACCAATCGTCATTCTTGACGAACCGACCGCCGGACAGGACGCAGAAAGTCTTGTGCGATGTACAGCACTGATCCGTGAAATGCGAAAAGAAAAGACCGTTCTTATGATCACTCATGATCTTGAATTGATTGCAGGCGTATGCGACCGCTGCATCGGGCTTTCAGACGGACGGATTGAAACAGAATTTCCCACACAGACCGCACAAGATTTGCAGACAATACGAAAGTATATGGAGCGTTTTCATTCTGCTGAAGCTCCGCCGAAAAAGAAGCACAGGGAGCTGTTTCACCCTGTAACAAAGCTGATCTTCTGGATCGCACTGATGGTTGTGATATCCACGGCAAACAACAACTTGGTTTATGCCGCATATGCTGTGCTGATTTTGTTGACCGTCGTCGACGGCTGGTTCGGAACGGCTCTCGCCGGCGGTGTGAGCTTCGGGGCATTATGGGCGGCAAATATGCTGTTTCCAAATACCGTATTTTCATTTACACTCGTATTGTTCCCACGTATCATCGCCATTGGCATTTCTATGCGAACACTGATCGGGCGAAACGAGGCAAGCCGCACGCTTGCAGCACTACGCAATCTGCATCTGCCGGAGCGGCTCATTATGATTGTCGCCGTGATTTTCCGCTTCTTTCCGGTGCTGTCCGGCGATATGAAGCTGCTGCGGCAATCGATCCGAACCCGAGGCACATTTGTGACACTGTGGCAAAAACTGCGTGCCTTTCCTGCCTATATGGAGATCCTTACAGTTCCGATGGCACTGCGTGTCATCCGCATTGCGGAAACACTTTCTGCCTCCGCCGAAACACGGGGAATAGATTTAAAGCGGCGTAAGAGCAATTATCTTTCGCTTCGTTTTTCCGCATGGGATATGATGATATTCTGTGTTCTGTTGGCAGCCTCAATTGCCACCGGTCTTATTCTGTGACAGCTGCCTGAAAAGTGAATTTCAAAATAAAAATACACATAAATATAAAGGAGTTTTTTGCCTATGAAAACCGCAAACACAAACAAACTGAAAATTAAGGACATCATTACCGTTGTCCTGCTGGCACTGATCAATGTCGTGATCTTCTTTGCAAGTTCTCTTTTGTATGCAACGCCGATTACCATTATTCTCATGCCTGTGTTCTTCGCCTTGCTGGAAGGCATTATTTACTTCATCATCGGCACAAAAGTCAAAAAGCCTGGTGCTTTCCTCATTTACAGCGTTGTCCGTGCTATTATGGGCGGATATTTGCCGTATATTCTTCTGTTTATCCTCTCCGGTGTTATCGCAGAGCTGCTTTTGTGGAAAATCGGCTATGGAAACGAAAAGGCACTCACCGTAAGCTACATCATCAATCAAGTGTTTGCTGCTTTTGGAAGCACTGTGATTCCTTACGCCATCGCCGCAAAAGCCATGGCAGAGCAGGCTGTGTCCGACGGCCGTCAGGATAACATTCTAAAGGCTTCCGAAATTTTACAGTCCTGGTGGTCAGTTGCCCTGATTGCAGGAGTGATCGTTGCCGCATTTATTGGTGCAACCATGGGCAAGCAGGTCGTAAAGAAGCATCTTACAGCACAATGCACAATGGAGGAACACAACGATGAATAAAACCTCTGAACCAAAGCGATCCGCATTTTCATGGCTCATGGAACTTGCAAAAGGCAGACGGGGCGAATATGTATTTAGCATTCTCGTTGCACTGGCAGGCGTTGCTTGTTCGCTCATTCCTTATTTTATTATCATCCAAATCATTACTGCACTTGTAAACGGCACAGCGGAGCTTTCACGCTGCCTGATACTCTGCGCCTGGATGGCGTTTTTTTGGATACTGCGCTATGTGCTGCACAGTATTTCCACCTCGCTTTCTCATCATGCTACATTTTATGTACTATCCAATATCCGCATACGGCTGTTGGACAAATTGGCAGCACTGCCGTTGGGTGCGGTGCTTGACCGTTCTTCCGGTGCATATAAAAATATTATTGTGGAGCGTGTGGATTCCATCGAAACGACCCTTGCTCACCTCCTGCCAGCACTGCCAATATCGCAGGGGCATTGGCAGTGCTGGCAGTGCTGTTCCTCGAAGACTGGCGTATGGGGTTCTCTATGCTGATTGTCGTTCCTCTGGGCATTCTCTGCTTTATGTCCATGTTCAGAGGGTACAACGAGAAGTTTCAGCGCACTGTTACCTCGACAAAAGCACTCAACGACACGGCTGTCGAGTACATCAGCGGTATTGAAGTCATCAAGGCATTCGGTCAGTCAAAAACCAGCTACGCAAAATTTGTCTCTGCTGCAAAAGAGGGTGCAGACTGTTTTATCGACTGGATGCGGGGCAGCCTCTTTGGACAGGTGGCAGGGATGGCAATATTCCCTTCAACATTGCTGGGGATTTTGCCGGTGGGCTGCCTGCTCTATCTGCACGGAACACTGTCGGCAGAAACCTTTCTGGCGGTCATTGTGCTTTCTTTCGGCGTTATGCAGCCGCTGATCACTGCCTTTTCCTATACCGATGACATTGCACAGGTCAAAATCATTATCGGTGAAGTGTCAGAGGTGCTTTCCGGTGAGGAGATGCAGCGTCCGGAAAAGGCAAAAAAGCTGCCGGCAGATAACGCCATCGAACTGAAAAACGTCTGCTTTGCCTATCACGACAAGGAGGTGCTGCACGGAATCAGCCTGCACATTGCTCCGGGAACAGTCAATGCACTTGTGGGGCCATCCGGCAGCGGAAAGTCCACCATTGCCCGGCTCATTGCCTCCCTGTGGGAGGTGGAGGACGGTGCAATTGAGCTGGGCGGCGTGGATATTCGCCAGCTTCCGCTGAAAGATTGTACTGACCGCATCGCCTATGTATCGCAGGACAACTATTTATTCGATCTCTCGGTGATGGATAATATCCGCATGGGCAAAAAGGGTGCAAGTGACAGGGAAGTGATCGATGCCGCAAAGAAATGCGGCTGCCATGCGTTCATCATGGGACTGGAAAACGGTTATCAGACGATGTGCGGGGCATCTGGCGGACACCTTTCCGGCGGCGAGCGGCAACGTATTTCCATTGCCCGTGCCATGCTGAAGGATGCACCTATCGTCATTTTGGACGAAGCAACCTCTTACACCGATCCGGAGAATGAGGCAGTCATCCAGTCTGCACTGGCACAGCTGGTGCAAGGTAAGACGCTGCTGGTCATTGCACACCGCCTCTCCACCATTGCGGATGCCGACCAGATCATTGTGGTCAATCAGGGGCGGATAGAAGCGACCGGTACGCAGGAAGCACTTCTTGCATCCTGTCCGCTTTATCAAACCATGTGGGAAGCCCACATCAGTGTCAAAGACAATGGGGAGGTGGCATAATGCTTCAGACATTGAGAAATTTCTTTGCTTTCTGCGGGGCAGAAAATCGCAAAATGTTTATCACTTCAATCTGGCTGGGCGTGGTCAGTGCCATTTGTTCCGCTATGCGCATTCCCGCTGCTGCCATCGTCATTCAGGCACTTTTGAATCAGAACGTCACCATGGAAACGCTCTGGACGAGCCTTGGCATCATCGTGATCTCCCTGGTCATTACCATCGCCATTAACATGAGAGCCACCATGCTCCAGACCCGTGCGGGCTACCGTGCCTGTGCCAACAAGCGGATTGAGATCGCGGAGCATCTGCGTTATCTCCCTATGGGCTGGTTCAATGATAACAGTCTTGGCGAGGTAACCGCTATCACTACCAACACCATGGAAAACATGGCCAACATTGCCACACGGGTAGTCATGGTCACAACGAGGGGCTTTCTGACTTCCGGCATCATCGCAGTCATGCTCCTTCTTTTTGACTGGCGTATAGGGCTGATTGCACTGGCAGGACTGGTGCTGTTCTTCACCATCAACGCTGCTATGCAGCGTGCAGAGCAAACCCTTGCTCAGCGGAAATGCAATGCCGACGAACGTTTGGTCTCCAAGGTGCTGGAATATGTGCAGGGCATCGCTGAGGTCAAGAATTTTGATCTGACTCACGATTCCACAACACAGGTACACAATGCCGTGGAAGAGGCTCGGAAAGCATCCTTTGCCATGGAAATCCCGTCGGTTCTTTATGTGCTGGTGCAGTTTGTTATCAACAAGCTCACCGGAATTGCCGTCTGCACCGCTGCAATCCTCTTTTATTTCGGCGGTACGATGACGCTTACAAACTGTCTTTTGATGCTGATCTGCTCGTTTATTCTCTTTGAGCAGCTGGATAGTGCCGGCAGTTTCTCGTCTTTGTTCCGCTCCATCGACATCGGTGTGGACAAGGCAAACGCTATTTTGAATGTAGTACCTATGGACATTGACGGAGAGGATCTGACACCGGAGCAGGAGGACATTGTCCTCTCCCATGTAGATTTTTCCTATGACAGTAAGCCCATTCTGCGAGATGTATCGCTGACGATTCCGGAAAAAACCACTGTCGCCATCGTTGGTTCATCCGGAAGCGGCAAGACCACACTCTGCAACCTTATGGCGAGGTTCTGGGATGTGCAATCTGGCAGCGTAAGTCTTGGCGGACGGGATGTGCGGGAATACAGCTATGACAGCCTGATTCGTAATTTTTCCTTTGTGTTCCAGCGGACATATCTGTTTTCGGACACCATTGCCAACAATATCCGCTTTGGCAGACCGGATGCGACACTGGACGAAGTAAAGATTGCAGCAAAAAAAGCACGGTGCTACGATTTTATCATGGCACTGCCGGACGGATTTGATACGGTCATCGGCGAGGGCGGTGCAACGCTCTCCGGCGGCGAACGGCAACGTATTTCCATCGCCCGTGCTATCATGAAAAATGCACCTATTATCATTCTCGACGAAGCCACCGCCAATGTTGACCCGGAGAACGAAAAAGAACTGATGGAGGCTGTTTCGGAGCTGACCCATGATAAGACGGTCATAATGATCGCCCATCGACTGAAAACGGTGCAAAATGCAGACAGAATTTTTGTCGTTGATCACGGCGAGATCGTCCAGCAGGGTACGCTTGATGAACTTGTCGCTGCGGACGGACTTTATCGTCGCTTTGTGGTGGAGCGTAAGCAGGCAGCCAAATGGAAGGTCTGAAAAGGGAACACCCTGCACAATCTGTTGTGAACGGCAAAATGTAAATTACATCAAAATGAAGCACCTCAAACGAGGTGCTTTTTCATGCCTCCGACCATGGCACAAATGTTTCTATATCGAAAAAAGTTCTCTGAAAACCTGCACGCTTTTGCTGCCTCAAGACGATTCCAATTTTCTGTTGCTGTTTTTCATAATATAAATTGAATTGCATCTTTTTTATCAATTTATAATAAGAATGCAATATGATATAATAAAATTAGTTGAATAGTATGAAAAGACTGAAACATAATGAAAACAGACGAGTTTTCGACACAAATATTTTCAAACGAACGGGCGAAAGAAATTTCCGAGTACCTTTCACAAAAATATAATACTTGAAAATTGAATCACAGCAAGGATCATTCAGACTATTTACTACCGTAGAAAGAATCTCTGGCTGTTTCAAGTCGGGGAGGATGTATTCATACAACGATTTCATCGAAAGGCTTGATAATATGAATAATATGGAAATACAAAGAGAAGCTATTATAGAGATAGTTGGAACACAGTACGAAGGGCGAGCTGTAAACCACAATGCTCTATCTCTTCAGCAAAGTCTTATATTTAAACATCAGACGGATAATCCCTATGACCATAATGCAGTTCTTTTGCTTACCGAAGATGGGAAAGAACTGGGTTTTCTTCCAAAAGGCTACGCCTCTCTATACGCTCCAGTCATTGATAGTGGCAGATACACGTTTTCTATTGAAATTGTAAAGACAGAGCCTGGCCCTAAAAGACCAATCCTTATAATTAAAATCATTTCCGAACTGTCCAGTCACAGTGAGGAAGAAATAGAATCGGATATTATCGGTTTTGTCCAGAATATTGTTAATGGGTATGCTCTGGAAACAAAAGAATATCTGGCATTTGTTTATGCTGAAACAGTAAATATGGATGATTTATTATCAGTTTTAGATAGAGTCAGATTGATTCAAAAACTGCTTTCTTGTGCAAATGATATTATCGAAAATCGTGCGATAAAGCCAAATTCTGATAAATTCACCTTACGCACGAAAGAAGATTTAACGCAATATCTGAATGAACGGAAGACAGATGTTAGGGATGTGCTGAAGAAAATACAAAAGGCATATAATGAATCCCTTGATATTGATGATGATGAAGAATACCATCGTGTTCAGAGTGAGGTGCGTGAGAGAAGAAAGAAATTCCGCCAATATGATAATCTTTTGATATCTTTGCTGGATGTTGTAACATCATATGTCAATATAGCCAAACAGGCACACTCGCCAGCTCTGGAGTTTCAAGACAATGAACTTGAAAGGTCATCACATACAGATAAGACCGTGCCGACCGTTTCTGAACCTGAAAAGGGTGAATCTGTTCAGACTATAGAGCCATCAGATGTTTCACGATTCACGGAACAGGCATGGCTTGTATCTGATGGCGGTGTATTGGATTCGACTGCCAAACAATATATATCAAACATACACAGCATAGAAAAATTATATCAGACTCTGTTCGGTATCAGACAAAATATTCTCGGTACATTTTCTACTGATTCTGTCAGATCAATGATAGAGGTACTCATTCAGAGAAGGGAATATATTGATGCAAATGAGCGAAGACACAATAGTTTTAGCATGTCTTTAAGTAAGTTCGCCCAATTTGCCGGTATATCTGTTGTTGGACTTAAAAATACGACAAAAAAGAAGAATTATCAGTCGCCAATTCGTACAAAATCGTATATTATCAAAACCTTAAATTTTGATAATTCTCATAACTATACTTATCATACTCTGAAACTTATGTTCTGCTTCATACCTTTGCACACTTATTTATTCGGGAAATATCTAACATATGCAGATATAGCACGGCATCAATAAGAGAAAAGATATACAGTGAGATTGATGATAAGAATGAAATTAAGATGTGCGGAGTTTTGATTTATGTATCATCATCAGATAGCGATAGCAGTCTCGGTGGTCTTATTAGTGTAGCAGATAACGAAGATGTATTTGAAAGAATAATGGACAGTATGCTTGAACGGGCAAGCTGGTGCAGCGGTGATCCGCTGTGCATTTCTGCCACAAAGCAAGGATACAAGAATCTGAATTACGCTGCGTGCCATGACTGTACACTGCTTCCTGAAACATCATGTGAATGTTTTAATTGCTTTCTTGACAGAGCAGCAATCGTCGGATTGCCGGATAATCCGGATTTAGGTTTTTTCAAATGACGTAAGGATAGCCGGATATTTTTCATCGCATTTTCTACTTTCTCCAGTGCAAGAATAAAGATGGTGATTTATGGGAACGAAATACGTTTTTAAATGTTTCAAATGCAAGTATCAATTGACATTTCTCTTGGAGTGTGCTTTTCATTTCCAATGCTTTACAAAAAAATCGTTGAAAAAGCAAAATCCGGAGATTTCGGGGGACGAATTAAGGAATTTCTGAATACCTTTCCAGAAGGAAAAATTGATGCTGAAACTGCACTGTATCTCTGTCAGGGATGTGGAAATATGGAAGTGCTTCCTGAATTATCCATGTATCTTCCAAAAGGCGAAGCACCTAAAAGGTTTCCTTTCAAAGGAGAATCGTATGTTACGCATAGGGATTTAGAAAGGGATTATGCGTTATTTGAAGTATATCCGCACAAATGTAGCAAATGTCAGAGAATTTATACCTTGATTCCAAGAGAAAAAATCTTATCGAGTAAATTAATAAAATGTCCACAGTGTAAAGTAGCATTAGAATTAATTGAATTCGAGCGTGGGGATTGCGTATCAAAGGCGGATAGCCAAGCAAGTCCAGCGGTTTAGAGGTGGGGGATTGGTATTGCGTTTCGGCTTGTCAAATGCCAGATGGTCGTCTGCTTATGAACAGTACAGGTTCATGCTACCTCACTTTCTGCTGCTCAGAAGCTGTTTCATCAAATTATCCTGTAGTGTACCGTCAAATTTGGTCGTGCAGTTCTGTTTCACAATATCGAAAATCTCATACCAGAGCAAGTTTGCCTGCTTCTGAAATGTCTGGCTCATCTGCACAAACGGAGAGGCGATAACGCCGCCCGTGGTCGGGTGCTTTCCCAGCAGTCCATAGGTACTGAGGGCTTCTTCACACTGTGCTTTTCACAGCCACGCTGTTTCAGCCAGAGCCATGTTTCTTTGTACACAATGTCTGCTCCCAGCGGTTTTCCGTTCTTCTGCTGGGCAG